GTGGTGCCGTTACATCACATAAACTCAAAACGGCATTTATGAAAATGTCGAAAAAGAAACAAGTGAATCGGGTACTAGTATCCAAATTCATTCAAGGAATGGCAGTTTGAACTGTTGTTTTTCGGCAACACGCTGGTTGACAAATCGGCCAGTTGTGTTATACTGTATGTATCTTGTGAATTAAAGAGGTTTTATATTATGAATCGTGCTCAGAAAAAAGAAATGTTTATTAATGCTTTAGTGTTAACTGGTAAAGACCAAATCACTAAAACAGAAATTACAGAAATTTGTGAAAAAATTGATATTGCTCATCCGTACTGGTTTACGAATGATGAGAAAAACAAAGTTACTAGAGGTGTTTACAAAGTGCCAACAGGTGTGGTAGTTACTGCTAGTCCCGTAATTGAAATGGCTGCTCAAATATTACCTATGACCAAACATGTAGAAAAATCTGATAATCGTATTCAGAATGTCCAAACAGATTTGGAATCTTCTGATTTGGTCCCAAAATCATATAAAAATTATGTGCCATTTGGCAACTTTGAAGATGTGCTTGCAATTGTAAATGCACACCGCTTCTTCCCTGTTTTCATTACTGGTCATTCTGGTAATGGTAAAACAATGTCTATTGAACAGGCTTGTG